TTTTGTTTTGTTTTAATTAACCCATTGAAGCGTTGTTAATGATATTTCTGTTTAATGCTTGCCCTGTTGTAACCGCACCTGCTACTACATACGCTTGAACAGGTTGCATATTTTGTTCTGCCATACCTTGTGCTATTTGATTTGCACCACCTTGACCTACTACATTAAAAGAAGGAGCTGAACCTGCACCTGCACCACCACCCGTTCCTGCACCTGCACCACTCGGAGCACCACCACCACCTAAAGCAGCTAATGCTTTTGAAGTAGCTGCTAAATTCGCTGCAATACCAATACCTGCAGAAATTTTATTTAAGATTAATTTTTTACCTAAAAATATTGGTCCTGCAACAGGTCCCATAGCAGCAGCAGAAAAGGCATCTGCAGCATTCGCTGCTTGTGTACCAATTATAATTCTTGCAATACCTGTAGCACTTTCAGCAATTAATAAACCTTTTTGAATATCTTGATTTCCTTCAAATAAACCTTTTAACAAACCTAAACCGCCTTCTATATTTGCTAATGTAGCTTCTTGTATTGCTTTTTTGCCTTCTAAAGTTGCTTTTTCTTGTTCTAATATTTTTTCTTTAGTTTGTGTTGCATTAAGAATTAAAGCATTGTCAATTTCTTGTTTTTTAGTTTTATATTCTAATTCAGCATCTACCCTTGCTTGTGTTCCTAAAGCTGCAATATTTATATTATTTTGTAACCTTGTTAGTTCAATGTTTTTTTCTTCTTCTAAATTTGCTCTTTGCTGTTGTAATTTTTTAACCTCATCTTTTTCTAATTCTTCATTAAATTTCTTTTGCTCAATAGCTAAAGCATTTATACCTTCTATTTCGGTTTTATTTAAATCAACCTTTTCTTTTTGTAATGAAATACTATTTGCAATTTGCTCACTTCGTAAACCTTCAACTTGTGCTAATACTCCTTGTTTATTACCTAAAGCATTTGTTAATTCTACTTGGCTTTCAATAGTTTTATTTGCAGCATTAGTAGCAGCAGCCGCTTGAACTTGTAAATCAGCTTGCCTAATCATAGCTTGCTGTTGTTTTTCTAAAACACTTTTTAATTCATCATTTGCTTTAACTCTATCATCAATGCTTAATAAATCATTATCCCTAATTTGTCTTAATTTTTCAGCTTGCCTATCATATTGTTCAACTAAACGTGCTTGTTCTGCAGCAGCTAATTTCGCATTGTTTTGTAGTGCTACATTTGCTTTTGCTTGTTCATAAGCAGCTTTAACAGATATTTTAGAAACTCCATCAATAGTTCCTTCTACTACAGCACCTACCTCTTTTACAGCACCAACAAAATTTGTAACTACTTTTTTTCCTGCATCTAAAGCATCTTTACCAACTTGAACAATACTCTCCTTAGTTCCTGAAATTCTTTTATTTAATTCTGCAATTACTTTAGGGTCGCCATCACCAAAGAAACTTTGTTCCCAAGCAAGTTTTGCTTCATCAATAGCTAATGAAATACCATAAAAAGCTAATTTTAAAGGAGTTAAACCTAAAGTTAATAAACCACTTATTACTTTACCTAAAGAAGAAAAACCATTAGAAGATTTACCAACTTTTTCAATTACTGAAACTAATACATTTACTACTTGTGTAAATACATTTGTGATAGTTCCCATTACAGCACCAAAAGTATCAGCTACTTTTTGGTTACTCATAAATATTTCTTTTAATGTAGAAAAAGCAGATATTAATAAGCCAATTCCCATAGCTTTAATAGCCACACCTGTAGCTTTAAAACCATCCGCTAAAGATTTAGTAGCATCTTGTGTTTTTTCAACATTTTTTTCTACTTTTTTAATTTCTTTAGTAGATTCTTCTAAACCTGTATTTAGTTTTTTTACATCTTTAACTAATTCATCAAAATTATTTTTAACTTCTAAATTTACTATTTTATTTTCCATTGTCTTTTTACTTGTTCAAAACCTTGTTTCCAAGAAGTTACTAATTTATATTTCCCTTTTGCTATTTCTATTATTTCACTTTGTCCGTAATGTTCGTGTAGTGATAATAATTCTAAAATGTTTTTTATCATAATGCAGTTTGTAAAAAATTAATGTATTCTGTTTTTTGTAATACACTATCAATGTAATATTCAATTCCTATTCTATCAGTTCTATCAACTCCGCTTGTGTTTTCAGGAATAGTAACTGTTAGTGTTATATCGTTTACATTATCTAATGTTGGCGTATAAATTAAAAAGTTTTCTGCACCTTTTAATGAAAAACTATCATAGTCATTTAAATAAATAATTTCTTCTAATACTTGTGCTGTTTTATCAACTTGTACATCATCATAACTTGCGTATCTATATCCAACAGAAGTTGCAGCATTTAAACCTCTATAGTCTGTAATCAATTCTAAATTAGCTTCGCCTGTTGTTAAATCAGTAGTCATATTATTAATAATATATCTTTTATTTCTAATTATTAATCTATCATTTAAAGCTATACCTAATGCTCTACCTGAACCATTAGTAACTATTGAATTTAATAAACTTGTTGGAAACAACGCTTTACATTTAATAACTCTTGTTTTAATGTTATATAAATTATCAACATAGTTTTTATAGTGTCTAAAATACAATCCTTTTGGTGCTAAAACATTATACCAAGGCGATTGTTCATTACCAAAATTCATAGACATTAAATAATTATATGTTAAATCTGTTGGTATACTATTATATTCATTTGAAAACCTAATGTAATTGTTTTGATGCGAGTGTCCTGTTTCTGTTGTAATATAAATTCTATCAGAACCTGTTAAATCAGTACGCAATTCACCATTATTATAAATCAACATTGGCTTAGGAGTATATGGTTTTAAATCTTTATCTATTAATGTTGCAGTTTCAAAATTATATCCTACAGCACGTTCAAATAAAACATTTTCAAATGGTAGTTTAATATCATAATTTGCACTTTCATTTGAATTAGTATTAGTATAAATTAAATCACCATATTCTCTATTGTATAAACCTCTATAAGCGTTGTTTAAAATATTATTACTTTTTTCATATTGAAAATTTATTGCCTTAAATAATTTAGGGCGTTCTATTTCCATTTCATCTGCATAAACATATTTTGTTATATCTAATATTTTACCTGCATTGTAATACATTTCTAAAGGTAAAAATTCAAATGTATTTATATCTGTAGGAATAATCATTAAATTAAACGCCTTTATAATACCTGTAATAAAATCATTAACGGTAATATCAGGTACATAATCATTTAAATCAATTCTACCTGATGTTGATTGTGATGAACTAAATGCACGTACAGTAACAACGCTTGAAGTACGTGAAGGAAAATGATTTACAAAACTTCTTCTATAATGTAATTCTGTTGTAAAATTAAAATTTGAATTAGAACTAATTTTAACTGTATATGTATAATTAGCACCTTGCACATCTGCATAAGCAAAATCATCTAATTGTGATTGTGAATTACCTACACATTGATAGGTGCGATATAATAAATCATTTTTAAAAATATAAACAGTGTAATTAACAGCACCAAAACCTGAATCAGGCGTTACATATATATCAGATGTTATACGTGCAGAAAATGAAGGTGATGTAGTAGGTGCAAAATTCCAATTAGTAGTAACCACATTAGTTGTTAAATTCATTTCAGGAAACGGACCTGCAAGAATAGAAGTGAAATCTACCATTAATTGCTCGGTAGTATATGTTATTGTTTCACCATTCTTAAGATATAAATATAAATTGTTCCATTGGTCTAAACTAAAGAAACTACCTGTAAATGTTACTCCGTATTTTGTTTGTATAAATTCGAATACCTTCCATAAAGGTACAGCAGGAAATAATTCATTCCATTGAATAGCACCTGCAGTTTGTGTAATATCTTCGTGTGATGCACCTGATTTATAATAGAATTTTCTACGTGAACCAATTAAAGGGTAACTAACTAAATAACTTGTTCCTGTAGGGTTTATTCTATTAATTACATTAGTTGAATTATAAGTGTGATTTAAACTACTAAAATCTAAAGTGTTTAATTTATCATCTTTAAATTTATCTTTTAATTGTGTTAAGTTACCATAAAACGTAACTGTATAACTTTCAATAAATCCGTTCTTCTTATTTGCTTTTTCTAATTGTATATTTCCTTTCTTAAATAAAACCGAATTTACTTCTATATAAGCATCATATCTTTTTCTATGGTCGTAACCATTATCTACAGAACTTTCGTACCAATGTGATAGTATTTTATTGTTCTTTTTAGATGCAGGTATTGTAAACGATTGTGTAAAGTCAGTATAGATTTTCCCTAAATCATTGAAATTAGAAACTGCACTTGTAACAGATATTTTTTCATCTGAAAATAATTCTAATCTTTTTGAAGTTGTATCTGTATAAATATAAAGCGAAACTACATTCATTATATTACGTTGTTAATTAAACTATCTGAATATTCAAAATCAATAGTAAAGTTTATATTCTTATCTAACAAATTAGTTTTGTATTGTAACGATTGTGTTTTAATTGTTACAGGTTTTGTATCTAATAAAATAGTTTCACTTAACATTAATTCTTTTATAAAAGTATTATATCCTTCGGTAACCCAACCTGTGTTACAAGTTATAGTCTGTTTTCCATTTATGTTAAATGATTTATTTGTACCCTCGTTTGTATTGTAATATATATCAGAAGGCATTAAATTATATTTGCTACCTTGTACATCAATTTTATTTGTTTGTGCTTTAAAAAACGTTATTTGTTGCCATCCACCAAGTTTGTTTACATACGTACAATTTACAGGCGTATATTTACATTCTTCTAACTTTTCTGTATAAACTCTATACAAAACTCCTAATGCATCACTTTCAATTTCACAAAAAGCAGAATTATTATAAGCTAATGGTAATTTATAATTAAAATAATCAGTTGAACCACTTGGTAAAAAAAGATTTGAATGTATTGAAGTCCCTGCAGAATTAAAATAAGTAATTAAATAATCATTTGCAGTTTCTCGTTTTACTAAAAAATTAAAAGATGGTATATTATTATAATATTGAATTTTATTATTTAAATTATTTGAAGTACCCAACAATACAAAATCTTCATCATTAGTAATACTATAATTTAAACCTTCAGCAACATCTGTATAAGCATTAACACTAAGATATAAATTATTATCTAATAAGGTAAAAGCCCCTGAAACGTTTTTATATCTTTTAACCCTAACAAAACACCAATCAGAATTATTTGTTATAGTAGGGCTTGCAGAATATATAGGCGTAATTTGATTAATATATTCTAATATATAAGGTGATATATTATAATTAGTTTCTATCTGTGTTGCTGAAGCAATATTAGAACTTAAAATATAAGTTGGCGTTGTAGGTTCTGTTGTACCTTTATTCCAAATAAACAATTCTACTTTACTACCTGTTTGCCCTGCTTCATCTATTATTATTTGGTATGGGCTTCTTGCACTTATTACATTCATTATTTTCTATCTTTTAAATTATAATCTACTATTGTTTCAACATCTTGACCGAACGCCTTTATTAAATCTATATCTATATATTTTTTATATCCTGCTTCAAATGGTTTAGTAAAGAATAAAGAAGGTTTAATACCTTTGTGAAATATAGAACGTGTAATTAAATAAGCTGTTGAATCGTAACTTAAAAATCTACCTCTTTTATCCCTGAATTGAAAACCTTTTTGTTTAACCCATTTATTTATTCCTTGTGTTAAACCACCTTTTTTACCTGTACCACTACCAAACTTATAAGGACTGTTAGGTGCTTTATTAGAACTTGTTTTACCTTTAACACCTAAATCTACAAATGTTCCGTAATCATTCATTGTAAACCCTACAATAGCATAATTATCATCTGTAACTATTTCACCTTTTAAACTATTTGCTAATGAACTTGTGTTGTTATGACCTGTACGTTTTAAATTATCCTTTGCTTCACGAATAACATAATCACGAAACATCTGAATAGTTTTATTTACCTTTTCAAGTTTTAACATTTTGTCATTTTGTTTTCAATAGCAATATCAAAAGTAAAAGTTACACCTGCTATTTTGTTTTCAAATCGTTCTGTAAAAAATTCAATGTTTGCAGAATTATTTACCAATTCATAATCTTCTGCTAATGCACCCCTGCTTAATACTTCTAAGAATCTATTTGCTACAGCTAATTGAGTATTTAATACATCTTGTTCATTATCATTACCTAAGAATATATCTGTAACTTTTGATTTAGATTCATCTACAATGTCCATACATAGAATAGATATATTATAATTTAATACAGCACCCTGATACGATACTGAATTTACTATAATATGACTTAAAGGAAATATAGTTTGCTTATTTAAATCTACTTTAAATATATCACCTGTTGTAACTGTATTTACAAATAAATCTTCTTGTAGTTTATTCTTTATTGCTTGTGTTATTTCGTAAAATGTACTCATTATCTTTTTTTAATTAAATCCGATTCTATTTTGTTTTTTTGTTTTTCAAATGTTAGGTATGTTAAACATTGGTTAATTGGTAATTCTGTGATTGTGTCAAATCTTGTAATATCCCCCTGAGCAAGTCCATAGATTGAAGAATACCAACCCCATCGTTTGCCAAACTGTGCTGTTGCAGAATAGTCTGCATCTGCTTGTTCGTATCCAAATAGTTCATCGTACTTTTCAATAATTCGTTGCCTAAATTGTAAAAAAAAACATTAGCACCAAATACAACATCCAAAGGTGCGTGTTTCATTACATCACTATACGTTATACTACCATTATACTTTTCTATTTCGTATGTATTATTTAAACCTTTCTTTTTAATTGGTCTATACAATACAGCCATAGCTTTATGCATATTATCCCAATCACCAATGTATGAATCTAAATCTGTATATTCGCCAAAAGTCATTTCATCTAAATCAGGAATAAAACCAAATTCAACTCCACCAAGTTTAAATCTGTTTATAAACCTATGTGAAGTAACATCAAACATTTTACCAAGTGATGCAGTTATTTGTAACACATCCTTATACTTGATTTCAGCAACATCTTTTAAATCTATATTGCAGAACGTTTGAACCATTTTCTGATTCATAAATTCAACATCATCATTATCTTTAGCTATATTTAAGAACGCTTGATATTGTGATAACTTAATTTCTTTTAATTCTGTTGGTATGCTAATCTCTAATTTCATATTATTGTTTTTTATATTAATAACTATTTGTTCAAATTGTATTAAACAAAAAAAAGGCGTACATTTCTGCACACCTCTTTAACCAAATTTAACCTAACTTAATCTTCTATTTGTTGTATTGCTAATTGAATTATATCATTCCATATTTTTGTAGATAATATTTGATACACATCAATACCTTCTATAAATATTGCAGCATCTTCAATAGTACTACCTGAATTATCATAATCAGAACCCTTGCAATAATATCCATCTACTTCAAATTCTATATCGCAATAGCTTACAAATTCTTTAATCTTTTCCATTTTGTTTGTTTGTTTTAAAAGGGGACTTTTACATCCCCTGTTTTGTTATTTATAAAGCTATATATTTAGCCCATATTATTTTATAAGCACCTGTTCTTTTATCTTGATAATTATATGCTTCTTCTATTTTATATGGTTTAAAAGTTGGTTCTATTGAATTAATATCTAAAGTAGTTTTAATGTGACCCCAAGATACTATAACCTTATTTTTATCATAGTTAATATCTAATATATTACCTATATGACCTACCATATCTTGTCCTTTTGTTCTAACTACTTCTTGACCAATTTTTGCTTCTTGAATTTTCATAATTTTTGTTTTTTTGTTTGTTTTAACTTGTACAAATATACAACACTTATTAACAATACAAAACTATTTTAAAACTTTAACATTTTTTTATGAAAACTTTAACATTTACAAATGTTTTATATTTAAATTAAATGTAACAAATATGTATTAAATATGTTACACTTTCAAATGTTCTACAGCTATTGTGTACATCTGTTGCATCTTTTTAATTTCACCTATATTACGTGGTAAGTTTATTTGAACTTCTTTACCTGTTGTATGATGTATGTAACATTGTATTGTAGCTATTATTTGTCCGTAAGTCATAGTTTAAAAAGTCAAGTTTTTGCCATCATTTACTTTGTCGCAAAAATAGTATTAATTTGCGACATTAATATATAAAATAGTTTCCTTTGTTTGGATTCTCTAATTGATGACTAACAGCATATCTTAAAGCATCTAACAGGTGATTATGATTATCTATTGGCGTGCTTGATTTCTTTTCTAACCAACAATAATTATTTAGTTCTTTAATTAAGTTAATTGATTCAGGCGATACTATTAAATCGTAATCTTGAAGTAAAGATATTCCATAAGTTACAGAACCTTGCCCTTTAATTGCAGGTACAATATTTAACCCTGATGTTTGTAGTTCTGATATTAATCTTGGTTCTGCAGAATCAGCTACAATTAAACTATCTAAACAATGTTGTTTATTTAAATTGAATATCTGACTTGTTGTTAGTGCTTGTAAGTAGTAACGTTCATTAATATAAATTCGTTTGTTAGAAGTATCTATATTGCATTCTACTAATGTTGTTGGGTCATTACTAAAACCAAAATCTTGACCGAATACAGATTTACCTATTTGTTTATATTCACCTATAGTCCAATTAGTAAATATAACACCTTCTGCTTTATCTAACCAACCACCTAAAATTTGATGCTTATATTTTTCAGGTCTACGTTGTTTTATATTCTCTATTTGATTTATAAATGATTCAGATAGGTTTTCTATATTGTCTTGGTATGTAGTGTGAATATAAGTAGTATCACCTTTAATTAAATTGCTTCCTGCTTCTACTCCTTTATCTTCAAAGAACTTCTTATATATAAAATGTTCTTTTGTTGCAGGATTCAATACTAATAAAACCCTATTGTGTATTCCTTTGGTCCTAATACTAAAGTCTATCTTTTCAAATGTTTCTTCATCTGTTAATTCTTCTGCTTCATCTAATACCCAAGTTGTAACACCTGCTAAAGATTTAAGTGAAGCTGTTTGTGTTCCACTACTTGTTTTAATACCTTTAAATAGGATTTTAGACCCTGTTTTAAGATTTACTATTTCATCTTTGGTTATATAAAAATCGTTGCTTAAATCAGCTGTATCGATTTTATCTATAAATTCAGGAATAATAGAAACGTTTGCAGAAGTTAAAGTGTAACGTGTGAATAATATTACGTGTCCTGCTTCATAGGTAAGCAATAGTAGAAACGAGTTAAGGGAATATGATTTACCACTTCCCCTACCACCTGTAATTACAAAGTACCTACTATCTGAACCTAATAGATTATATTTCTGATTTATTGCTATTCCCAACTTTGAAGATATCTTTAATATTAAAATCGTTTACGTTGTGTGTAGCTTCTATAATTTCTTTTGGTTTACCAAATATATGTTCTGCAATAAATAACTGACCCCTTTGTGAATCCATTAATGTACCTTTTACAAAAGCTATCTTTGTTTCTTCT